TCGAATCCACGACCGGTACGCGATCCAATATGCGGGTCTTAAACCCAGCGTTACGGACAATGTCTTCAATCGACCGACCGGCTGCGGCCAGGGTTTTTGACTGGGCATCGTGCGGCAGCCATAGCGTGTCGTAAACGTATCCATAGGTCTGAAGTTGGGCCAGGTAACTGGTCATGGTTCGTTGGCTGTCTTCAAAGTACCGGATCAGGTGGGTTTCCATGCCCACAAACTGAACGAACCACCAGGCGGTTGCGTCGGCCCAGCCCAGGTCACAAATGGCGTGGACGGGCTTAGTCGGGTCATACGGCACTTTGGTGATCCGGTCTTCGGCCTCGGCCCGCATCATTTCGTTGGCAAAAATAGCCCCGTCGATGGTCTGCCGGCAAACCCCTTCCCAAACCTGTTGATAACTCTGCGGGTCGCGGGCCTTTAGGGCTTCCATTTCCTGTCGCAGAGTATCGGGGAACCAGGGGTTGTCCCAAAAGTTGATCTTGATGCTAATGCAGTCCCGCGGCGGCTTGACCACAAACCGCTGGTAGGTTTCGTCGGTTTCCAGTTCGGGGTTGAAACTGACCCAAATTTCTGACCCTTCCTTACGGATCGTCGGAATCAGGATGTTCCAGGATATGCGGCTAACCGTCTGCGCTTCTTCGACCCAGCAAATGTCCACGCCCTCAAATGACTTGATGTTGGTCGGGTTGTTCTTTAGGCCAATGAATGCAAACTCAGTCCCGTTGGCCCCGCGGATCGCAGCCTGGGTGATCTCATAAAACCCCAGCAGCCCCAACGCCTCAATCTGATCGCATAGCAGTTTGTGGACGGATTCTTTGATGCTGGTCTGGTATTCCCGCGCACATAGGACGCGCAACGGCTTTTTGGCGCCCTTAATGAGCAATGCTCGGGCAATGCCCCATGACTTCGCGCCACCGCGCCCGCCGTACAGTACTTTGTAGCGGCTCTTTTTGAACAGACCTTCCAACTTGACCGGAAACTCGGCCTTGGCAATGGCCTGGTCAATGCTCGGTGTCGCGGTCTGTTCCATCGGGGTTCACAAACATGACCTGAATGCCAGCCAGCGGGCCGCCATCCTTTCCGGTGATTTCCTGTTCCACTTTGTCACGCCATCCCAGCACGTTCTTGGCTGTGAAGATGGCAAACGTGGCGTTGTACTTGCCTGTCAGGGCGCCCAACACCAGGTTTTCCTCTTGCAGTTCCTTCGCTCTTTTATAGGCGTAGGAAAACTCAGGGTTTCGTAAGTTACCACTAACATCCTTGGCGGTTGCCCAATCGTGTAGCGTGTCCCTGGATACGCCGATGCTGGCGCTAAAACCAGCCAGGGTTGGGAAGTTGCCGACCTCTTTGGTGAAGTAGGTCAGCATGGCTTCCACCATCCAGTCTTCGTATTTGGTTGGTCTGCCACCAGGGTGTTTGGCGACAGCCTGGCCGCTTGGCTGTGCTGGGGGCTTCGTTGATTTGCGCCCCCGCTTTTTGACGGGTGCGGCTTCCATCATTTTTTGCCTTTGGGCTTTGCCGCTTCCCGCTTCACGGAATAAGCGATGGCCACCGCTTGTTTTGGTGGCTTGCCGGCTTTGATTTCGGCCTGGATGTTCTTTTCAAACGCCTTTTTACTGGTTGACTTCGTCAGCGGCATTGTCAGTCCCTTCAGGTTTGCCCATGGCCTTGGATGTTTCCTCGGCGATTAGGCGGTTGTATTCCTGGATGGCCCCGCTGATCTGTAACAAAACAGATTCATGCTGTTTCGCCAGTTCTTGCAGTTCAGCCAGGCGTTTTTGCATTTGATCTAAAGTCATTTTTTTGCTGTCTTGGCGCTTTGTTTGAAGGCTTTGGCCGTGGGGGCGCCTTTGTCCCCAGGGCTTCGCATACGTTCAGGCGTTTTGCCCGCGGCTTTTTGACGTTCTATCCGTTCACGCTTGGCGTGAATGTTTGCATATAGTCCTTTGGCCACGGGCGTCCCCTATCAAGTAATGGCGGCAAATTGCCAGTTTGTGCCGTCGGAATAAAACAACTTTCCGATACCGGTGGCGTTCGTGGTCAGGCCCAGGCTGCCAGCAGGGGCATTCGTGGTCGTCACGCCAGCGGTGATGGCCGTCGATAAAATGTAAACGCCGGCGTTCGCGTTACCGACCAACTGGCCACTTGCGCTGTTTGACGTAAAACTGCCAGTCACGGACGTTGCGGTAATGGTTCCAAACGTGCCGATGTTCTTGCTGCCGTCCACAATGACAGCCTTGTTGGCGGTCACGGTTCCAGCAGTTACCCCGTCCAGGGCGGCCAGTTCGGCTGCGTTGAAAACACTATTGCCGACAGTCAACGTGCCGGTAATAGTGACGTCTGAAAATTCAGGGTCGTTATAGGCGACCCCAGTTGCTTTGGTATTAGGCATGATGTTTCCTTTCAACAGTTCCAATTCTTTAGGGATGCTTTAGCCCGTTCGGCTGGGCCTTTAGCCTTTTTGACCACCCCTTCCATTCTCGCGCAAAAACTTGCCTTTCGTCCAGCGTCGGCTTTAGTTTTGGGATTTGGTGCTGGTGGTTTCAAATTTGAGTTGTTTTTGGCGTTGTACTCAGCCCGACCTTTAGCCGTCATTCCCGCGCCCTGTTCCGTCGGGCGGTAGTTCCGGTCTTTACCGGTCGTCGTCTTTGGGATCGGCTTGTTGGTCGTTTTAAGCATTTTCTTCCTCAACAATTACGCAAATGTCGGCTTCCTGAATGATTTGGTAATCCTGGCCGTCAAATTCCTGTACCGGCCAGTCCAGGTAAGTCCCGTTACCGTACTTAATGAAGTCACCCACCTGGGCGTCGCGCACGTTCGGCCCGACCGCCACAATGGTTCCTTCGTTCAGTTTTTCGCTGTTCACCGTAAAAATAATGTCCGACAACTTCCGCACCCGCGGCTGCACCACGACGCGGTCACGCAACGGTCTAATCGGGCATGACATTTTTTGGCTTCCTTCCAGGCTTTCTTGGCGGTGGTTCATCATAAACCGGCAGGGTAATCACCTCGGTCAACTGGTGTTCGCCGCACCAGTCCATTTCGTGTTTGTTTTGGCTTTCAGGGAAACGGCGGCACAATCCCATGACTTGTGCTTGGGAGAAAAACCGACAGGTCTTGCAGCGCACCTGGCTCATAAAACCGCTTTTCCGCTTTTCATGGCAGCGTTAAGCGCAGCAGCCATTTCTTCGGCAATCGTACGCACTTTCTTTTCGTGCATACGCTTCATCCGATGTTCAACGGGCGTTGCCACGCGTTCCGTCGTAGACGGCCTGGCTGATCTTTCCGGTGCGGTAGGCATTTTCGAGCGCATCATTTAGTCCTTTTCTGATCTCAGTATGGTCAAACTTGGGCAATTTGTCAAGACCGCTTACTACTTGCGCATTGCCAGCGCCGCGGCTGTTGTCAATGACCATCATATGAAAGCGGTGATCGTCGCCGTATTTGGCCTGTAATTGATCCATGACTTCACGCGCACCGGCGTGGGTTTTGAAATGCTCGTCGATTGGAACGGTGCGGCCAGTTCCCATTTCGGCTTCCATGCGGGTCGCCCGCTTTAATGCGCCGTTTTCCAGGGCTTCCACGGGGTCGCGGTAAGTGTAAACAATACCGACGTTGCGGCCAGCCTGTAAGGCTTGCTGAATCTTTTTGTCCGACGATTCAAACGAATTCATGTTTGTGTCGTAAACGATTTCAGCGTTTTTGATTCCCTGGGATACCTTGGCGGCTTCCTGAAGGCCCGTGGTCTTACCCGCACCCGTACCACCCGCGGTAAACAAAACCAGGTTGTCTCGGCCTGGTGGGGTGTCCTGGGACAGTTTTTCGGCATACATTTGTTTCACAAAGGCCGATGCGGGTTCGTGAACATCAGCCGACCTAGTGCGATCCATGCGGTATTCGGGCGACATTTCACGGGCGTCGTCGGTGTTCAAAATGCGCCCGCCGTCGGTGGTGGGCAGCGCAGAATACTCTGACGCCAGGCCGGTGTAATCATTGGCCAGGCGGTCAAAGTAGGCGGCCTCTATCGGATTGCCCGATTGGCCTGGCAGCGTAGGCTGCGGAACCAGCGACGCCAGGGTGGCCTGGGTCGGCGAAACTTGTTGTTGCGCCGGCTGCTGACCCGCCGCTGCTAAATCAGCAAGCGGGATGGCCATTTACTTTTTCTGATAAGACTTGCGGTCGTGGGTGTAGCAAATGCCATTGTGACGGCCACCATCAAATTGATAGTCAGGGCCAGTCAGGTCGGCTTTGCCCATGCCGATGCCATTGACCATCGACGCGTTGCGGTTACCGGTGTAATCGCTGGAATCGACGTGCTTCGGCATTTTGACGTCAGCGCCATAGCCTTTGGGCTGCATTTCGGCGTCATTCTTTTTCATGGCCAATCCTTTCAGTCTAGGAATTTAAGTTTGTACAGCGTGGAATCAATCAACTGACTGATTTCGTCAATGATATTCTGGATTTCGGATTCTTGGGGTAAATCTTCGCGGGCCTCGTCCACAAACTGCTGCATGGATTTCAGGTACTTGACGGGGTCTGT